TGGATTTAAACGGGACGCTATTGAAGCTATGCGTGATCGGATGTACAGCACGTCTCAACAACTTGGACGCATGCGGTACTCGGCAAAACTTAGTAAGTTATTAGAAGAGATGCGAGCATATTCTAAACTTGTTAGCCAGGGTACAGGTGAAGAGGGTGAGAAAATTACCCAACAAGACAACAAGTTAATGAACGAGTATATAAGCGTACTGGAAAAACACGCTGAGTCTATTAATAATCCTAATGTTAGCAATATTTCTAGGTTAATTAACTCCCTTGGATTTAACTATTTATTAGGTTTAAACATATCTTCTGCTGTAATTAACTTGGGTCAAGTACCTATGGTTGTAGCCCCTTATCTTGCCGGTGAGCATGGGTGGGGCGAAACAATGTCTGCGGTTAATAGAGCTTACAAACTATATTTAAATAGTGGTTATGGTAAAGATGCTCGTACAGTTGAAGTAATCGGCACAGAAAAACGAGACTTAAACGGCAACATAACTACTCCTGCTGAAAAAGTTAAACAACGTGGTATGCCATCTATTAGTAACTATGATCCAAATAGTGCCGAAGGTAAGAAGTATGGTACTTTAGTTGAACAGGCACAGAAACAAGGTCAAATTAATCAGTCACAGTTCTACGATATTTTAGAAGTTGATGGTCGCAAAAACTTTGGAAGCACAGTAAATGCTGTTACCGGCTTTGCATTCCACCACGGAGATCGTATAAACCGTGAAGTATCTATGGTAGCTGCATATGACTTACAGTTAGCTAAACTAAAGAAAAACAAACCAAAAAATTTGAGCAAAGAAGAGTCTAAAGCGTTTGAAAAACAAGCTGAGATTGAAGCTGCTAACTACGCAATCTATATAACCGAAATGACTAACGGTGGAGTGTCGGCAGCTAGTTCTCCTTTAATTGCTAAAGGTGATATTGGTAGAGTACTCTTTATGTTCAAACGCTACGGCGTTTCTATGTATTACATGTTATTTAAAATAACACGTGAAGCACTCAAAGGGGAAACACCAGAAATACGTAAAGCAGCTATGAGTCAACTTGCTGGTGTTTATGGCACGTCAGCTTTGTTCTCTGGCTTACAAGGTGTACCAATGTTTGGTATTGCCGCTATGATTTACAACTTGTTTGCAGATGAAGATGAAGATGACATGGAGACTGCAACCCGTAAATATGTTGGCGAATTTGCCTATAAAGGTATGTTGAACTATGTTACCGGTGCTGAAGTTGCTAGTCGTTTCAGCTTAAGTGACTTAATATTTAGAAGTAACCCAACAGCAAACTCACGTACATTTGAGCAAGGTCTTTTAGAAAACATTGGCGGTCCTGCATACGGTGTAATGTCACGGATTAAACGTGGCTTGGACTTTATGAGCGAAGGTAATATGGAGCGTGGTGTTGAAAACATACTGCCATCAGCTATAAGTAACCTGTTTAAAGCATATCGTTTTGGAACAGAAGGCGCCCAGAGTTTACGTGGTGATCCAATCGTAGAAGATATTAATGCGTTTAGTATTGCTGCTCAAGCTATGGGGTTTGCCCCAGCAGAATATGTACGTCAGTTAGAAATAAACTCTAACTTAAAGGGTGTTGAAAAAACCATCCTTCAAGAAAAATCTAAGTTGCTTCAAAAGTGGAACGTTGCTACTCGCATGGGTGACACCGAAGATGCTAATGAATACAAAGAAAAACTTTTTGAATTAAACAAAAAACATCCTGATCTTAAGATTTCTCAAGATACCTTTGAACGTTCCGAAAGAGCCTTTAAAGCAGCAACCAAGCGTACAGTAAATGGTGTGCAGTTTAGCCAAAAACTTTACGATGAGATGATGAGGAACGCTGCTGAGTACGAGAAGTAAAAATACCCCCGAACTAGTCGGGGGCTTGAGGGTCCTTCACGTCGGAAAATCACAACAGGAGAATGTTGCGTAGTCAGTATACTACACGATTCGCCAAAACCGCATCCCTAATTTCCCAGCTTCTATACGATCAAAACCTTTTAGCTTAATATTCTTAACGTTTGCTATTATTTGCATTTGTTTGTTTAATTCTGTTAAGTTAATTGCAGGTATAAATAGTGACGCTCCTACAACAAAATCGTCCCAATTTATTTTAATAACCACTCCATCAGGACAGACTTGTCCTTCTTCACGTATCACCTTCAAGGGTAGCTTTATGTTCTGCGGCGGCGGCAAGGGCTTGTTCTTTGTCGTCATCTAAAAATCCTTCACAATTAATCCACCATACATCTAAGGATGGCAAGCTCATATGTGTGCCTTTAGCCATACGTTTTTTATCTAACTTAGCTTTAGTCCTTCCTCGTTTCAATGAATCAGTTAACCATTCATAGTTAATTTGGCGCTCACTACACCATTTTCTTAGAGGGTTAGGGTAAATAAACATCATCTTCACGTCGTATTCATAACGTGCTATAAACGACATTCTCGGTGTCGCATCAGGTATAACCAAGTGTTCCAAAGTATCGTTGTGCCGTATAGTACGTGCATCTTCTGTGCTTTTAATACGTAAAACACTGTTGTAGTTTTCGGCTAAGAAATTAGTTAGTGTGCCTTCTGCATCAATATCCATTGACTTAGCTTGTTCTTTAACATTACTTACAAGATTCTTTAACCATTTAACTATGTTGCTAATGTCGTAGTCAATTAAACCAGCACGTTTAGCAATCATTAAACCCATGATGCCGTCAGCTGCTAAAACTGAATGATACCGATCTGCGGGGCTAAAGCCACATATCTTATCTAGTTTTTTCTGAGTTACTTTATAAAGTTCTTTGATGCCTTGAATATCGTTCATAACATACTGCAGGTATGGCAGAGCAGCGTATCCATAGTTATTAGCAAGTTGTTCACTAAGTATGTCGGTGTCTTCTTTCTCCAAACCCGGCACAGGTCTAGCCCGTACTTCTAAGAGACGCATAGCCTCACCCTTGGGTAGTGCTTTATATGCGCTCATCTTTTCCATTAACGAAGCGTTTCCATTACTAACACCTACTTGTTTCCAAGGTTCACCACGGACTCTTTCTTCATTCCCGTTTGCAGACATGCGGTTTCTTTGTGAGCCGGATGTATATTGATATACAAAGTCGCTAACATCTTTAGCAGTTGCGTTGGTTAATTCGTCCATAGGTAAGAATATGTTCTTATACTTCTCGGCACGATTCATCTTTGATGCGGCTGTATCGGTCTCTTTAAGAATTATCTTGCTTGGATTACCCCATATACTTGCCCCTGCTATAAGGGCTGTGGTTTTACCAATACCTGATTCAGGGCTATAGATGTGAAATAAAGACCCAGTAACTGGTGTAAAGTCTGAAAATATTGAGCCGAAAGCAAGACCAATAGCAAATTGATGAGTCTCCATGCCGGGTCTGTTAAAGAAAGTCATTGCTTCTTTCCATACTTCAAAAGAACCCTTGGTGCTAAACGCACTAAATAACTGTGCAGTAGCCGAAGATGGGGGGTTATGGTCTACCCGATCTGCACGGATTTCTTTGTTGCCCAATATAAATGCTTGGTGTTTTTCATCCGTCCAACCAAACTGTCTATATGCTTTGTCTGCTTTTGATGTAAATTGCAAATGGTTTACCCACGTTGTTACGTATGACATAATTTCATCCGTCTTAATAAGTGCTACACCTTTTGATGACATATGCTTTCTTAGTTCATCTTTAGAAGTAACAGCCGATAGGGGCATAGTAAATTCTTTTACCCCGTCCTGTGGTAAATGTAACCGCACAACTACCGCTTCCCCTACATCAGAGTCTTCTAAACGACGAGTTACATATAAGTCATTGTGGTATACCATGACCTCAATCTCATCATCTTCTTTAACAATTCGTTTAAAAATACCGCCGTTTTTACCACGGAAATAAGGGTCAGGGTATTTAGGTATAACGTAAGTCTGCGTATGTCCTTGATTAATTTCTGATGGTATATCTTCAACAATGTTATCTTCCTCAGAAGCTTCCTGCACCTCACGACCCAATACAATCGGAGACTTAATAGAACCTTTATGTGAGCATCCGTCGCACCCGTTAGGGTTATATTCTTCAAACTTAAGGCAGGTATAAGGACCGCCTTTGATACCACGCACTTTACGATCAGCCATCATGGGGCTGTATTCAGGATGACCATTAGAAATCTTTTCAATAGCTCTATCAGCGTCTACACAAAATTTAGCGATAGATAGCCCTGCTCTCCACATCGGTTCTGACATAGTAGCTTGATGCTCAATAATATACTTAAGCTGATTACATCCCTCACCCTTGACCGTCTTAAGCATGATGGTTTTAAATCGATTGGTATAGTTCCCAAGAATAGCTTTGGTTACTTCGTCCATCTCCCCACGGGGTATGTAGGGTTTTTTCTCAAGGACAGGTTCTCCAATAACATCTTTTAATGTGCTGTATTCAAATGGTTCACCAGGATCTCCAAGTAACTTAACTTCTCTAGGCTCATCATTTTTATAGTTTAATGTTCCAGGAACCCGTAATATACGCACCGAATCTGCGGTAACAACGGGGTCAGCATGTAAGTCGTGCTCATCACACAGGCTCTTTAATTTTTCAGCCAAGGGCATCCACGTTTCACGTGAAACGGGTTCTTTTAAAGTCCAGTATGCGTGTATCCCACCACCTGAATTAACAAGTGCTGGTTTGGGTAACTTCGTTACTTTACAGAAAGACTTTAACGCTACGAGAGCTTCTGTCTGTGTTTGATAAGGCTTGTCCGGGCCGCAATCTAAGTCGATATATAACGACCTAAGTTGTTTAACGTTTGCGGTCTTCCTAGACTTACCGTCTTCAAATGTAGCTAGAGCATAGTATGCGTCATAGCCCTCGTTTTTTAAATTGTTGGCAACAGTTACTGCTTGATCTAAAGTTTTGTAGAACTTTTGGACAGGTTTATCCGAATCCTTTTTTAAACCAACTATGCAGTAGTATCCTTCGTCTCCAAGGACTTGCCGTAAAAATTCTAAATTGTTCATTAGCCACCCTTGTTAGGTGGGGTACTCGTGCGACATGTATGTGAAGCATGTTTAGTAACTAATGCACTTTCCCCCCAAACCGTTTATTTAAGCATCATCCCATTCACCAACTAAATCTTCTAGTTTAGGTTCGGCAGTAACGGCTGCCTTCTTGGGTGCGGCTTTCTTCGGTTCTTCAACCTCGGCTTCTGCTTTTTCAACAGGTGCGCTTGCAACAGCTTTTGGCTTGTCTTTTACACCATCAGTTTGTGCCACGGTCATGGTAATTGCCGCAACAGCTTCAGGAGAATCTTTTAAACGCTGTACAGTAGCAAACTCTTCTTCTGTTACAGGACGTACAGGCTTAAAGATTAACTTAGGTGTAGGACTTGCTGTGTCAAACCGCATCTCAGTAATCACCCCCGTTATGGGTGTACCGTGATTTTTCAGATGACGGGCATATGCTTGTAGAGGAAGTCTACCTTTTTCTCCATCACCAAATACTGAAGTAGGTGGTAATACAAGTTGGTAGACTTCTTCTTTATCAACTTCGCCATCTAATACTACTGCTAAACGTTGTTGATAACGACAAGCACGGCTATCACCTTGACCGCTACCTTTGATGTTTTGGGGGCAAGTTAAGCAGGTGGCTGATTGCTTCTCTTTGACCTTTTCATCAGGGCGTTGGCTGTCGGCTGACCAGCAAGTTGGGGACACGGTTTCACCTTCTACATAGGTTCCGGCATAAAACACACGTGAAACTTTTGGTGCGGCTTTGATAATCACCACACTCATGGAGCGCTCTTCCGATACACGATATTCTTTACCGCCAATAAACTCACGGAATACACCACCTTTAATACTGATACGACGTGCGCCTAAACCACCTTCGCCTGTACCTGCTAGGGCATTAGTTGCATCATCTGCTGTACCTTTTAAATAGGCAGGTAGACCACCTTTGAATAGAGTTAAATCACTCATTTACATTCTCCTTAAATATCATCGTTAGGGTTAAAATTAAGAGCCATTTGGGCTTGGTCTTTTTGCTTGACCGTTAAACTCCCGTCAGCTTCTTCTCTTACAAGGTCTCCACCGTTTAGTTTTTTCAAAGCTTGTTCCACTTCAGAAATCTTAAAACGGTATACACCGCCAAGTTTTAAAGCAGGAATTAAACTCTGTCGAATCCATGCACGGACGGTAGATACCGATACAGAAAAATGTTTTGCAACATCTTCAATCGGGACAAACGTTTCTTCTACCATTAACTTCTCCTTATGGTTACTGAATACTCACTGTTGGCATTTAATCCGGCAGGAATTAATTCCGGATTTTCTTCTAAAAATGCTTTCATGTTGGTTTGATGAATCCGTTTTTCCAACAGTTCCGGCACACTATGTTCAAGAATAAACTTGTTCATAGATTCCCAGTCAGATGTTGCATACGTAGTCCTTACGGTACGATAAACAACCCCTGCGCTAGTCTTTAAGCTTTCAGCCCCAATGTCCTTCATATGTTGAAGGATTGCCGATTTAACGGCTTTCATGTCAGAGTCAATCTTGTCGATTTTATCTTCCATTTCATGGGCAACTTCAGCTTTCTTTTCCCGCATTTTGATATAAATACGGGTGAGTTTTTCTAAGGGGATCTCTACCCCTGTCGTGTTTTCTGACATTACATTCTCCTGTTTAAAAACAATAACGGTTTGGTGTTATTCTCGCTATTGGTGTTACTACTATACTACCAAACTTTATCTTAGTTAAGTAAATCTTTGTAAAGTTCAACTAACTTTACATGGTCTTTGATACGATTGTCAAGCATTTTATATAGGTGTTTCTCCGCATTTGAACCTTGTAATCTTATTACTGTAACTGGATGCCTCTGTCCTGCTCTATGCGCCCTTGCATTCGCTTGGGCATAAATCTCTAGGCTTGGGGTCGGTCCCCACCAAATAACCGTGTCAGCCGCCGTTAAAGTAACTCCATGAGCCGCTGCCTGTGGTTGAATAATCAGAATCCGTGGGTTAGGGGTTTCTTGAAATCGTTTAAATATATCGGCACGATTGGATGCGGTTACATCGCCATTAATAATCTCGGTTGTAAACCCATCGTCTTGTAACTTGTTGGAAAGAATCTTAATCGTGTGCTTAAACGGCACAAAGATTAAGGCTTTCTGCTTGGTCTCATCTAGTACTTCTCGCATTACCTTGTAGCGGTTCTTAATATCAAACTCTAAGGTCTCGCCCCCATCTGAGTAAACTGCGCCACAAGATATTTGTAGGAGTTTGTTTAATCCCACTGCAGCATTAACTGCGGTAATTTGTTCGCCAACTGCATGAACCACAAGTTGTTTACGTAGAAGTTCGTAGTACTTCTTCTGTTGTGCGGTCAGTTCGAC